CTATCAACAAGGCTTAAACAGGATGTGGAGTAGACAAACTCGGTGGGATTTCTACTGGCCCGCATTAGCAAACATCGGGGAACAAGCGGTATTAAATAAGGAAATCTACTGCAAAGGCCTACCGGCAGACGAACTCACGTTCGGATTCCAAGAGAGATACGCAGAATACAGATACAAACCATCAGTGATCACAGGGCTGTTAAGATCAACAGCATCAGGCACACTGGATATCTGGCATTTGGCACAAAAATTCACAAGCTTACCGACTCTAGGGGATACGTTCATTCAAGAATCGCCCCCCATCGACCGAGTCGTGGCAGTACCAAGCGAACCGGAAATTCTGTTCGACGGGTACATGCGAATGAGCTGTGTAAGGCCAATGCCGATGTACAGCGTACCAGGATTAATCGATCACTTCTAAACGGGGGCGGAAATGTCATTCCTAGGAGACGTAGCAAATATAGCAAGCGGCGGAATCATAGGGTTGGCACAATCAGGAGGCTTCGCCGGTGACATGCTCACGGGCGGAGCCTACTCCAACAACGCCGCAATAAGAGACGCAAACCAACAAAACGTAAATCTTGCGAAAGAGCAAATGGCCTTCCAAGAAAGGATGAGTAACAGTGCATATGAAAGAGCAACAGCAGACATGCGAAGGGCGGGACTTAACCCAGCTCTGGCTTATCAAAATGGAGGAGCGAGCACACCGTCAGGATCGCTCGCTACAGTACAAGCTGAGAGACCTGGTGATGTGGGTGCTGGTTTTGCCAATAGCGCTAAGTCTGCAGCAAATCTTAGCGCCTCGATGCAAAACCTAACCGCAGACACAGGTCAAAAAGAGAGCACAGTAAAACTTAACAACGCAAACGCCGACGTCGCGGCGGTACAAGCACAAAAAATTACGGCAACAGCAAAAGAAACAGAAACAAACACGAGACTACTAGAACAAAATCTACAAAAGGCGAAACACGAAACTAAAAAAGCACAAGCAGAAGCAAAAATTAAAGAAGCAGAAGCGCCAGTAGTAGAAGCACAATCAAAATACGACAAAGCAGCAGCAGGATACGACGCAATCGCAGACAGAGTACTAAACGCAATCGGAGGAATAACCTCCGCTGCGGGAAGATTCTTCAGGCCAGGGCCAAAAGGAATCGGACAATCAGGAAAAGTAATAACAAACAAAAAACCACACCAAAGCACGTTAAGAAAAAACAGACTGAACTAAAAAAGGAGACAGCAATGAAAATAGTAAGAGACGGATTCGTAGAAACCGACAACCACCCGGGACTAGACTGCACTGGAGACCCAGGAAAAACAGACCACAGCCAAGCAAAAGAATGCGACGTAAACTTAATAGTAAATAGATTCATGAAAACCGGAGTGCTCCCGCAAGCACGAGAAGGAATCTATGGGGACTTCTCAGACGTGCCAGACTACATGACGGCAATGGGAATCATAAAAAACGCGGAGGAGCAGTTCGCAGGGCTCACTGCACCAGTACGAAAAAGGTTCGGGAACGACCCAGCAGAATTCTTAGGATTCTGTAACGACCCGCGTAACAAAGAAGAAATGGTAAAATTAGGACTGGCAAAAGAAATCCCAAACGGAAGCAATAATAACGATGCTGAGGGCGGGACCGGGGAACCGGCTGCAGGAGCGGCCGGAACCTCAAAAACTTCAAAAGCTGTCAGTTAGAACAGTTACATCAAGAGAGAACTGTTCTAACGGACAGCGTTAACCAAGGAGAAATGAAAATGAAACGCCGCAAAAAAGTAAGCCGTAAGGGATCAAAAAGGCTATTCAGCAAGACCGCAAGCCGGACAAACAAAAAGAATGTAATCGCCAAGCCAATGCGCGGCGGCATCAGACTATAAAAAAAGGGCCTAAAGCAATGCCATGCTTCAGACCCTTAAATGGGTATCGGTCAAAAACCGTAAATACAGCTACCGGGAAACGTAGCATAGTCTTCAATCCAAGAGAAGCAGAAATAGAACTAGGCGTCATAAAACTGCCCTGTGGGCAGTGTATTCATTGTCGCCTAGAAAAATCCAGACAATGGGCAATGAGATGCGTGCATGAGGCGTCGCTCTACGAGCGCAATAGCTTCATCACGCTAACATATGAGGACAAACACCTACCGGAAGGGGGATCGCTTCACTACGAGGCACCTGTGCTCTTTATGAAGCGATTAAGAGAAAAGTACGGACCAAACATCCGAAGCTTCGGATGTGCGGAATACGGAGAGAAATACAAAAGGCCACACTACCACCTATGCCTCTTCAATCACGACTTCGATGACAAGAGGCATTATAAAACAACAAACGGACACAAGCTCTACACATCAGAGGAACTAAGCAAACTGTGGAAATACGGATTCTCAACAATAGGAGACTTAACATTCGAATCAGCAGCATACGTTGCAAGATACGTGACAAAGAAACAAACAGGAAAACAGGCTAGCGAGAGGGTGAACGAACTCACCGGAGAAGTAACAGAGATAGTGCCAGAAAAAGGAGTGTGCATATCGCGGAGACCAGGAATAGGGAGAACATGGCTGGAAAATAACATCAAGTACATCAAAGATCACGACGCAGTGATCATACGTGGGATCAAAATGAGACCAGCAAAATACTACGACACAATCTGGGAAAAAACGGACCCAGAAAATTACGAACAAACAAAAGCAAAAAGAAAAGAGAAAGGACTAGAAACAAGTGAAAACATTAATAGAGAAGATAGTAAAAATTTTAAAAAATTTTTTCAAAAAGAGAAAATCAGTGCTATGCCCCTTAACAGACTCACAGTAATGGAAATCGTCAAAAACCAAACAGCGAAACAATTGAAAAGAGGATACGAAAATGGCTAAAAAAATAATCTACAGCATAATGGACAAAAAAGTAGAGCTCTACGCACAACCGTTCTTCATGAGAACGAGAGCAGAAGCAATCAGGGGCTGGGAAGCAGTGTCAAACGACACCAGCACAGAAATAGCAAAATACCCTAACGACTTCGTACTAATGGAGTTAGGATATTTCGATGAGGAAACAGGAACATTCGAAAACAGCAAACATGGACCGCTCGACCTCGGAGCGGCAATACACATGCAAAGGAAACAAAATGCAGAAAACCAAACTGGCGTGCATCAGCTTAATATTCCTCGTGCCAGCGGGGCTGGCAGTGTTGATCAAGGCGGTGCATGATGTCTGGAACTAAATTACCATCAGTAATGAAGCACGATTTCTCGCAAGTACCAAAAGCGGAAATCCCAAGGAGCGCCTTCGATAGATCACACGGAATTAAAACGGCATTCGATAGTGGATACCTCGTGCCCATCTTCGTAGATGAGGCACTACCAGGTGACACTTTCAATGCAAAGCTCAGTAGCTTCGCAAGGTTAAGCACGCCAATCAAACCAATCATGGACAACTTGCACCTCGACATATTCTATTTCGCGGTGCCAATCCGATTGGTATGGAACAACTTCCAAAAATTCATGGGAGAACAAACAGACCCGGGAGACAGCACGTCGTACCTAGTACCAACAATGGATTCCCCAGTAGCAGGACCAGCAGTCGGCTCACTGAGTGACTATATGGGAATCCCAACAGTAGGACAAATCGACGGAGCAGAAACAATCACATTCAACAGCCTACACCACAGGGCATACAATCTGATCTGGAACGAATGGTTCCGAGATCAAAACCTACAAGACAGCGTGGTGGTAGACAAAGACGACGGGCCAGACACCTACACGGACTACGTCCTATTAAAAAGAGGCAAGCGACACGACTACTTCACGTCATGCTTGCCATGGCCACAAAAAGGAGACGCGGTAACGATCCCACTGGGAACTAGCGCACCAGTACTCGGGATCGGGAAATACAATGCAACGTTCGGAAACGGAAGCGCAAGCTTCAGGGAATCAGACGGAACAAGCAGCACATACGCAACAAGCGCATACATCGACCTCACGTTAGGAGATAATACAACGTTCGCGGTCGAACAAAACGCAAGCACTGGATACCCAAATATCCATGCAGACTTAACAAACGCAACGGCTGCAACAATCAATGCATTAAGACAAGCATTCCAAATTCAAAAACTCTACGAAAGGGATGCAAGAGGGGGCACACGATACACGGAAATCATCAGGTCACACTTCGGCGTAATATCACCGGATGCGCGACTTCAGCGCCCGGAATATCTCGGCGGAGGAAGTGTACCGATCAACGTGTACCCGGTGCCACAAACAAACGCGACAGGCGCAACAGGAACACCACAAGCAAACCTGGCGGGTTATGCAGTAAGTACACAAAGCGGGCTAGGATTCGTAAAATCCTTCACCGAACACTCAATCATCATTGGTTTAGCCTCAGTTCGAGCAGATCTGAACTATCAACAAGGCTTAAACAGGATGTGGAGTAGACAAACTCGGTGGGATTTCTACTGGCCCGCATTAGCAAACATCGGGGAACAAGCGGTATTAAATAAGGAAATCTACTGCAAAGGCCTA